TATTTTAAATAAGCATCACGAAAAACCCTTACACTTTCAAAAGCTTCTAATACAACAGAACCATCATCATATAATAAATCAGGAACAACTGGAAAACTTTCAAAATAACCACAATATGGAAAAACTCCCGATTGCGCAGTTAATGGAGATAAATCGCTATCAGAATTGAAATCAAATAAGTTAACATTTGACTTATGCATAATACTATCAGGACTGCATAAACGACACGAAACTGTTGTCCAATATTGTGTTGCAGGTCCTGAACACGAGATTCCAGGAAACTGAGGGTGTTTGTGTTGTGCATAGCAGCAATTAGCTGGAATGTCTCGTTGCCTCCGGGATTCTTCGCTTAACGAAGAATAAGGAATCGGGCTATCCAGCCCTTCCGGTGGGGTTAAACCGGCTGTATACCCCATGTTGTTGTACAGCATTGACTTCGTGCCTGTACTTGCACCTTTATTTGTTTTGCTAAAGTAATGTTATAAAACTGGACCATTAACCTCATCGGGTCCAGAGTCGAAATATCCTAACTCAGTCTCCCAAACAAGCCTCCGATCATGACGAGTATCATGATCGTGGTAACCAATGTTTGGTTCTTTTAACACATACTTTGCACGCCATATTTCAGAGCGTTCAAAAAATGTTAAAAGGTAGGTCCGTGTAAATCTTTCCAACTTATTTTCTGAAACAAAAATTTCAACTTTCTGTCGAAAAGACTCGTATACCTCCTTCCCATGAGCAAAATGCTCTAACAATGCCCCATCAAGAACCTGACCAAACAGTTCTTCATTTGACAAAAAAGAAGAAGGTATTCCACAAGTAATAGATTTCTGTACACTATCTAACGATAACGCACCCAATGTAAACCCTATTTCAGGAATATACACAGAAGAACGTTTTAAAAAATCTACTTCTCGTGAGTTGTAAAAAGGAACGTGATCTCCCTCTTTATTCGGTGGTGTGTATTCAATGCCATAATCCAACAAAAATTTTGCTTTAATTTGTGCGTTGTACCATGTACACTTATCACTTACGGTTCCAATATCATCATCGCCATATGTCATCATATTTACCATAGTTCGAAAAGGCGGAACTCGTTTTCCTCCATGGGCTTGGTAATAGGCACATCTACTATTCAAACTATTTGCAGTGCTATTAACATAAGACGTCATGTTTTGACCACTAGCATTTCCGCGTGGCATTAACAATAAGGCACCAAAATATAAAACTGTAAAATTAGTTAAATCTGGTACCATGGAAGACATAATGTCTAAATCACTGTCAGAATAACCTATCATCTTCGCAATTTTCATATAAATAGCGTAAGAAGCTTGTGTGACGTTTAAAAATTCTTTCTGATCATAGCCTTTATAATCTCCCGCAACACAACGCTCCCTACCATGGGTTTCAACAAAATCTATAAATTGTTGCCACTCCAAACTATGACAATTTATGCCAATAGCACACTCACTTAACAAACTTAATTCTGACAATAATCTCGCAACAGGAAGCCAATACTTTCTGACCACAAGTTTGAAAGGAGTTCCGTTTCCAAAGAAAACTCGAACCTTGTCTTTACCTAATTTAACAGGTTCGTCTTTCAAATGTGCTTGAAAAATTGGATAACAACGTCTTCCATTCAGATATTCATTTTCCATACGCCCAACTTCCTCCCATACTGCAGGATTTTCGAAATCACGTTCCCCGTCAGCTCCAATTAAATAATCCTTGGTAGGACCTTTCAATGGAAAACCAGCGGCAGTGTTTGTCTTTAAAGCGTCTAGAAATCTAACACCGGGAACACCGTTAATGTTATCCTTGTTAGACAGCGGAACAATTTTAACCAACGTACCGAAACCTAGACGCTTAAGTTCTTTCATGATGGGCAAAACATAATCCAAAGTCGCCCATTCCAAGACGTGTAAAGGTGGGCCTACATTTTCACTTGCGAATTCTGTCAAATTTTTAGAAAAATGATACCATTTTGGTGGCTTATTCATATTGGGTGGTCCATGTTTAACCGTCATACCAAACCTCTCTAAAAACTTCAATCCTAGTTGTCTGTAAACGACTGAAGAATGATA